GAGAGCGTTGACGGTGGTGTACGAAGATGCGCCGACCGAAGACTCGGCGGATTGACGGTATAAGTCGCATGCCGGCCAACACCATAGTACTGAAAGCACAAGGCTGCCGCACGTGTCCCCGCGGCGCGTCCGGCTACCGGTGCATAGCGTCCAACGCTGCGCCTCCGGGCCCAGCCTCAGAGAAGAGTATTCTCTGGGTCTACACCCAACCCGAGCCCGTCGACATCGCTGCCCCAGAGCCCGGCACCACCGGCTCGACGTACAGCGTCATGCGCACGGCGCTCGCGCAGCTCTACCGCGAGAAGCCCGAGCGACGGCGCTCCCACATCCGCATCACGTACGCCGCGCAGTGCGTTCCTGAGGCAGAAGACGAGAAGCCCTCGGCAGCTACGCTGCAGCATTGCCAGCCCCTGCTGCAAAGCGTCGTGTACCAGACAGGGCCCTCGCTCATTGTGGCGTTCGGGTCGCACGCGCTGAAGCAGCTCGGCATCAAGGAGAAGTGGAGTGACATGCGCGGGCGCATTTTGGAGCCCGACATCACGGGCCTCAAGGCGCCCCTGCTGGTCACCTTCAGCGAGCGCGCGGTGGCCGCTGCTGCGGGACTCTTCGAGACGTTCCTGCAGGACCTACGGAACGGCTACCACCGCGTCGAGATGGGACGTAGCGAGACGACGACGCTCGAGGAGCTGACGGCGAACTACGTCTTGCCCGTGACCATGGACGAGGCGCTCGCGGTGATGGACACCATTCTCGCGACGCCGCTCGACAGGTACATCTCCGTAGACACGGAGACGACGTCGTTACGCCCCGAGAAGGCCGGGACGCGCATTATTGCATTTCCTATTTCGTGGGATGTCGGCGTCGCTACGACCATCATCTTCGACCACCCGCACGCACCGCCTGAGTACCTCGCGCGGCTCCCGGAGTTGCGGGCGAAGATCGCCGAACTGCTTGCGTCGAAACGCCCCAAGGGCTTCCACAACTACAAGTTCGACCGAAAGTGGATCGTGTTGCACGACCAGTTCGTGCTCAACAACGTAGTCTGGTGCACCCTCGGAGGGGAGCATCTCCTCGACGAGGACAAGAAGGGCAACTACGGCCTCAAGGCCCTCACGACGGTCTTCTTGCCGAAGTACTGCGGCTACGAGGACAAGCTCTTCGACATCCTCGAGGCCACTGACGAGGACCTCATCGCCACAGTCGATGCGAAGATCGATACGCTCTCCGCGGAGTACGAGGACTACGCTGAGGCGCTCGAGAGCTTCAAGACGGAGTACTTGGCCTACGTCGAGGCGAAGGCTGCGTGGGACGTCGCCAACGCGCAGTACATGACGGACGTCGCGGAGTACGAAGAGAAGATTGCGGCGTACAAGACGGCGCTCGTCGCGTGGGAAGCTCTCCCGAAGCGCCCCCGGAAGCCCGTGAAGCCTGTGGCTCCGCGTAAGGCCACAGGGACCGACGCCGAGTTCGCTGCGTACACTGGTGAGCTCAAGGCCCACGACGCCGCTATGGCCGTCTGGGAGGCCTGGGAGAGCCCCGCGAAGCCGGTGAAGGACTTCGTCCGCCCTCCGCGTCCCGCTCGCCTCGACAAGCTCCCCAAGGAGCCAAAGGACCCGCGCACGAAGAAGGAGCGGGACTACAGCACGGACGGTGGCTTCGAAAAGATCCCCATCCCCATGCTGCAGCTCTATGGCGGTGTCGACGCGGACGTCACGAGGCGCATCACGAGCATCCAGCTTCAGCGGCTGAAGGCCGAAGGGTCTACCTGCGCGAAGCTGATGGGGGGCCACGTGCTCCCGGCGAGCCGCGTGCTCGGGGACATGGAGTTCCACGGCGTCACGATCGACCAGGACTACATCCCGGTGCTCGAGAAGGGCTTGACCGACGCAATCACCAAGGCGCGCGACGAACTCGAGCTCATGGCTCCGGGGGTCAACCACAACAGCGGGCCCGCTTTGGCTAAGTTGCTGTACGAAGACGGCTGGCAGCCCCTAGACAGCGGGCCGCGCGTGGACGCAGTAAAGTGTCTAGTGTTGACGAAGAAAGGCGCACGTAGCACCGCCTCGGCGGCCCTGGCGCCGTACATCAAGTACGATGAGCAGTACGTGCCGGGGCAGGAGAAGCCGAAGAAGATTCCCGTACGCGAGAGTCTGTTTTTGGATCGGCTGTTCCTCTACAAGAAGGCGCTGAAGGCGCGTGACACGTTCCTACGGAACTTGAAGATCCTGTCTAAACGCGACGGGAAGATTCACTGTCAGTACCATATTCCGGGCACTGGCACAGGGCGTCTGTCGTCCTCCGACATGAACCTGCAGAACATCCCGAAGATGCTCGCAGGCTACAACCTCAAGAAGCTGTTCATCACGGACAACCAGGCGAAGCTACTCTTCGTCAACGCCGACTACAAGGGCGCCGAAGTCCGCGTCTTCACCGCCTACTCGCCAGACCCGGCACTCATCAAGGCCCTCAACGACGGCCTAGACATGCACTCGTTCTTTGCGGCGACGGTCTTCAATCGTCCATACGCGGACTACGACAAACGCGACGAGCCGCTGTCACACATGACCGAGGAGTACTGCAAGCTGCTCAACAAGGAGCGCACGCAGATCAAGCGCGTGGTGTTCGGCATTCTGTACGGCGCGGGGCCGAAGACAATCGCCGAGCAAATCAACGTGACGCCGGAACGCGGGCAAGAACTAATCGACATGCTCTTCGGCATGTTCCCGTCGATTCGGGACTACATCGATGAGGTCAAGTACCTGGTCGCTCGCGACGGCTACGTCGACACCATCTTCGGTCGCCGGAGGCGGTTCCCGCTCATGGCCACGTCGCGTCACCGCGGTAGAGCGGAGCGTCAGGCGTGCAACTTCAAGGTCCAGTCAACGAGCTCCGACATCGTCATCGCGCAGCTCATCGAGATGCACGACGTCATCAACTCGAATCAGACATGGCCCGAATGGGGCATTCACAAGCCGCTACATACCTACGGTACGCGCGTGTTCTTGACGGTTCACGACAGCATTGGTTTCCAATGGCCGAAGGAACTCCTCCACGCGCTCGAAGCGTGGGTGACGTACTACGGCGAGACACGGGTCCGGGAGAAGTTCCCCTGGCTGCCCGTTCCGTTCAAGATCGACATCGAAGTCGGGGCGAGCTACGGCGAGTGCGTTGCGCTCCCGAAGTACCTCAAGAACAACCCGGCTAACAACCTCGAAGTCCATGATGACGACGAGATCGAAATCCTCAACACACTTAGGCAGGATGCCTTTGAAGGAGCTGCATGATGGGCGTTACGACGCATACCGAGAAGTTTCACTACAAGGGGTTCGACGTGCGCGTCGAGTTCGACGTGTTCATTGGGAAGGAGGTCGAGGAGTGGTACGTGTACCTCAACGACTGTTCGTTGTACACGTACCAGCTGCCGGGAGCCGGGGGTGTTCTACTCGGCGTGGAGAGCACGCAACCGGTCTACAACGACGATGACGACGACGTGACTGACACCGAAAATCCCAAGGGCTCCACATGGCTGCGGGACCCCGCCAAGCTCGGCCCTCGCGGAGGCTTCGTCGCAGCTCACGACCTCGTGTGCGGGCGCACCGTCTGCTACAGCGACGTAGCCCTCGGCGTTCTCATGTCGACCCCCTTCGCGTACATCAAGCCCTACATCGACTTCACGCTCGAGCAGCGTGAGAAGTCGCAGCTCCCCGACGTGCTCGTCGAACTCCGTCGTGCTTTCGCTGACAACGGCTGACATCCCACTGCTCCGGGCAACCCTGACTATCGAGGAGGTGCTCCTGTTGTTGCCTCCGAACCCGGGGTTGTTCGGAGCGGCTCGCATGGCTGGCAAGAGACCTACACTCCACGAGGAGGCGTTGTGGGGTCTCTTGCCGGCGTTGAGCGCGTTAGAAGACACGCTACCGTTGCGGACGGTCCACGCAACGTATATTGATACGCGCGTCGCCAAGCTCGCACACCGCTATTTCAGAGACATCAGCATAGACGGCTGTGAAGCCCTCGCCGACTCTCTCTACGAGATCTCGGTGGGTGCACGTAAGGAACTCACAGAAACGGCGCTTGCTGCCGCGATAACGGCGACTCTCGAGAAGGACACCCACCTGCGCGATGTGGCGCAGGCCACCCTCGCAGCTGTCAACTACCGTAAACCCCTCCCATCTAAGCGCGGTGCGTTCATCGAGCTCGTCAACTTGCGCAGGCTCTTCATCTACACCCAAGAAGCCTCCGAAGAGGACGCCTATATACGCATCGTACGGGAGATGGTTGCGCTATGAGCTCCCCGATATCTATCGACGACCTTCCGTTGCTGCGGTTGACGCTTTCTCCGCAAGAGATCGTGACACTATGCGCCAAACACTTGCACACACCGCAGACACTCTGGCTGCATCACGCAAGCATATGGTGGGTGTCGGAGCAAGATCTCGACACGCGGCTTCCAGCTGTCGTACAGGCCGCGAAACGCAACAGTGGCTGTGCACGTGTACACATAGGGTACCCCTACGCGCTCGAGAAACTTTGCCTGCCTTTTTTCTGTGTTCAGCACGGACTGCCTGAAGTACCGCGTAGTTCTTACGAAGAGCTGCTTCGCACAACGACAGCCCGCGCATGCACGGATGTCCATAGACAACTGCAGTCTCTGGCTGCGGAGATGCGACACACGATGACGCACGCACCCCACGTCGAGTTCTCCGACGTCGACTGGACCTCCCTCGGTCGCCGCGCCGTCGAGGCCATCAGCCAAGATCTCAACGGAAAGCTAACCCCTGCTGCCTGTAGGAACGGCGCGTTGGCTGTGTTGGACACGTGGTTGTGTCTATGACAGACGACGAGCTACGCCTACTCCAACTCACTCTCCCCACCGCCGAGATCGTACGCGTCTACGCGAACAACCTGCCCGCTCCGCTTTGGGCTGTTGCTACGCGCTTTCAAGACAGCACCCCGCTGCTGGCGGTGCTCGAGTCGCGGCTTCCAGAGCTCCTCCGTGCGCAATCGCGTAGCTACCTTTACGCCGACGACGACAAGCTGTTACGCAGGAGAGAGCTGCGATACCTAGACGCAGCAGTGGACCTCGTCGAGGACTCGCTGGCGGCACGCCTAGGTTTGCCCGTAAACAAGGCGTACCGTCCGTCGCTGGGGCATCTACTCAACTACGTACACGGGGGCATGCACATCTACAACGCCTTCAGCAACGTGGTCCGCACAGAGAAAGAGATAGTGAAAACACTCATGACCGCCCACGGACGCGTCGCCTACAGCGTGTGGAGCGGCTTTGTTCTGCGATGTGCGGACGCAATCGCGCAAGACACTTCAGGGCGGTGCAGCGCAGACGCACAGGCGAAAGCTGCAGGGGAGATTTTGGATCAATGGCTGAAACTATGAGTGACGACGAGATCACGCTGTTGCTGCTGACGCTTTCGCCCGACGAGATCTTGAAGGCGTACCTGGTGCGCGCGGCTGACTTGGCGAAGAACATACGGACGCGCTGGCCTGAGCGCGATGCGGAGGAGATGTTGCGCGCAGGGCTCACGGCGTGTATGCAACTGCGCGCAGGAGATGGGCACAGCTACGGAGACTACTGCGCCGGGCGCGTGCGCGGAGCGATTTTGAACGCGCTTCTGCAGATACCCGTCGAGGAGCGCACGTTGACTACACAGTCTATATGTTTAGACCCTACGCTCTACGAGCTGTTATCGGCCTCTCAAATACCCGCAGCCTGCGTGCCGCCCTTAGAGAAGTTCAGGGCAGCCCTGCAAGGTACTCCCACAAGTGTCACGCTAGCCCTCACCTGCACCGACGTCCTCTGCGCTTTTCGCCGCGCTAGCCTTCCCGAGGACTCTCAGGAGAACACCTTCGACGCGCGTCAGGCCTTCTTCGAAGAAACGTTGGTGAGCATCTACTTTGGGTGGTGTGCGCTATGAGCCGCGACGAGGAGGCGCGGTTGCTGCTGTTGACTATGAGTCTCGAGGAGATTCTTGCGTCAGCGCCCTGCAGGCCGCTGTGCTCCCTCTGGGACGCTATGCTGGTGTCCGGGATCGTCCCCGATCTGGAACTACAGAGACGTCTTCCTGCGCTGCTCGCCGCGCCCGTCGTGTCGCGTCAAGACATCGCCTGCGCCATCGCAGACTTCGTCGCAGCGAACCACATCGCTCTCACAGGGGAGCACGTTTCGTCACTGGCGCGCTGGGAGACGTATCTCGCGAACAGTACGCAGCTGACCCTTCAGCCCTTCGAGGACATCGCTGAGGCCGCGGCCCCTGTCGTGGGCAAGCCTGTCCCTGAGATACTCCTCGAGTTCTTCGACGCGCTCTGTTCAAACAGAGCCATCTACCCGTCGAGTGACTGTTAGACAATCTCCGAGGTGAACATCGGATTCTGCATCACCAGGTTTGCGGCCATCCAGCCGAACACCATCGCATGCAGAGCATCGTCCGGCGTACCCGCCGTGCGGCGCCAGATCTTTTGCTGCTTCGGCGAGAGGTCCTCGTACACGCTGAGCACTTGGCGGAAACACTCCGCCATTTGCTCTTCTTTAGCAAAGCGCACGCCGCCGTTCTTCACGTAAATGAGGAAGTGGTCGATCATCGTCGTACGCTCGGCGATGTACCTGTCGAGCTTGTTCCAGTAGAACTGCGGGCGCCCGGCGTTGCCGCTGACGACCGCTGCGTACTGCACCTGCTGCGCGTTGTTGCCCAACGCAGCCTGCAGGTAGTTGTTGGCGAGAGCTCCACCGCCCGCGTCGCCTAGCACCAAGTTCACGTCGAAGTGTCGGCACTTCGTGATGATGTCCGTGACGATGCCGCCGGAGATAGGGTTGGTCTCGTCGTAGACCTTGAAGTACAGCGTGTCGAGCAGCATCTTGTGGATGCCCTCGCGCCTCTTCACGCCCCAGATGTATAGAACCGTCAATGAGTTACCCGCCGCGCCTCCGCCGGACCAGTCGACGCCCGCGACGACGGCTTCGTAGATCTGGTTCGACATAGGCGTGTCGCACACCACGTAGTCCGTACAGAACGCCTTGAGCTCCTCTTCGGTGATGAGGCGCGATCCGAGCGAGTCGCTCACACCCATGACCTCATTCTTGAACTTGGCGAGTGGGTAGGTGTGGAGCTTGCTCAGGATGTTGCGCCAGCGCACCAGCGCCACCTGCTGGGACTTTGCGTCGGGCGGCATGGAGGCAGGGACGTTGCGAGGGATCATGGGCTGGCTGATGTGGAACCCCTTGAGGTTCTTGCCCATGTAGTCCTCGGGGAACACGATGCCGTCCACCCAGACGCCGTTGCGCACGTTGAGGTACCCGCCGCAGCTCACGCAGATGGGTCCCTTGAGGCCCAGGCAGCGCTCGTCGATCAGCAGGCAGAACTTGCCACAGCTCCCGCAGCGGACTGCCCACTCGGTCTGCGTGCTGTACTGCCACAGGCGCTCGATGGTGTTCTCCATGGTCTTCGGCGTGCCGCAGAAGCGCTCGTAGGCCACGTCGAAGCTCGACTGCACCTCCGAGATGACGGGGATGACAGCGTCGTAGTCGATGTCCTGGATCTCGTCGTAGAAGACCTCCTGCGCCGTGACACCGCGGACGCGATCCGCGTTGTCCGACGCGTACGACAGCACGCACTCCGAGCCGTTCTTGAAGCTCTTGTAGAAGACTCGCGAAGTCTCGTCCTGGGCCGTCCAGCGCCCCTTGAGGCGCGGGCTGAGGGCTAGCACGCGCGAGTAGCGAGACTGCGAAAAGCGCTGCGTCTGCTCCTGCGTAGGCGCGATGAAGAGCTGCTTCCAGAACTTGCGGAGGCAGCTGTTCATGATGAGCAGGTTGGCGAGCGTCGTCGACTTACCGACCTGACGGCACGTCTTGAGCAGAAGCGAGGGGCAGTCCTGGTCGTAGATGTCCCGCATGAACGGGAAGTGCTCGAGGGAGAACGGCTTGCCGTCGAGGTTCAGGTAGTCCTGCACCCAGTCGGACCCGTAGACCTCGAGGGGCGTCACAGAAAACGCGCCATTTGCGGTAGAAGGCATGAAAGTAATCTGGAGGTTAGCATGTATACAAGAATAGTCGTATGCGTAGATCTACCGACCGACGACCCTGCAGAGGCGTATCGGATGCTCAACGAGATCCTCGTGACGAAGGAGACGGAGAACATTGGCTGGGAAACCACAGACGAGTGGTACGACAGCGACGGGCCGTTGAGCCAAGAGGTAATCGACGCGGCGTGTGCTGCGTACGACCCTGAGGGCGGAGCGGCGGTGCTCGATGGCTGACCTTGGCGAGCACAAGATCTCCTACACGCACCCACGCCTGCACATCGTCGCGCAGGTGCGCATGACAGTGGCGACCTACCGAGTAGAAGGCGCGTGGCGTCCCGGTGAGCCTGCAGATCGCGCAGACTGGGTCATCCGGCGAAACAAGGCGGGTGGGCACCAGCTCAAGTACGCCGAGTACTGCGAGGCCATCATCGAGACGTGTTTGGCAGCCGGCGAGGCCTGGTTCGCTACAACGGAATGTCAGAACGAACTGCGTGAAGCGAGGCGCAAAGAGCTCACACAAACTGCGCAGCTCACGGAGGCGTGCGTCCGGCAAGCCGTCGAATGGCTGCAGGAGAAACAACAGAAACGCGACGCAGCGAGGCGAGCTCTCGAGGCGTTTGAAGGGAGGCATCCAAGTGACCTACAAGGTTGAATTCCTCGAGATCACCTTCGAAGCCCTCGAGAGGAAGTACGCTGACGTACGCGTACGGGCGCACGTCGAGGTCCGCGGAAAGCGCTACGGCGCTGTTGTGTCAAGCCGCCCAGGAGACGCGCACTTTCCTCTCAGCTACACGATCCGCGGCGCGAAGACTTCCCGAGTACTACGTTACGGGGCTACGCTCGAGGCTATCGTGGTCGCGTGCCGAGAACGCATCGCGAGCTGGATCGGCAGCGAAGAGCACACGGCGCAACGGCTTCGTATAGACAGTCAGCGCTTGCATGCAGCCTGCACCCAACAAGAAGACTACGTGCGCGCGTCAAAACGACGCTACGCCGAGACACGCCGAGACCTCGCCAAGGCTCGTCGAGATCTCAAGGCCTTCCAACGCAAACACCCTGGAGTACTGCCATGACCGCACTGCCTGCTGGCATCTACCGCATTACAACAGACCACGACGCTCTGCGTCCCGACAAACGCAAGAAGTGTGACTGGCGCGCGGCGCCAGTACGCGCTGGCACTCACTTCCTAGTAGAGCACGCCTCCATCTGGGACATTCCAGGAGACGTTGCGATCGTAACGCGGCTGGGCGGCTCCGGCTCCAACGCCATCCGAGACGACAGACTCCCTGTGTCCTTCAGGGACGCGCTGGTTCTCGTCGAGAACCCGACGGTGACGCAGTATCTAAAGTCGCAGAACAGCACAAACCTGGCGTTGGACATCCTGGAGCGCCTGGTTGAAGCGGGCAAGATCACTCTCGACGACGTCAAGTCCGCAGAGAAAGGAACGCTTTTTCCGTGAAGCCCCCTAAGAAGAATCCGTGCAAAGCCTGCCCCTTCCTCAAGACCTCCCCGCGCGGCTACCTCGGCGGGCACAGCGTCGAGGAGTTCATGACTCGCTGGCGTAGCGAGCAGGTCATGGAGTGCCACAAGACAGTCGACTACGAGTCAGACGTCGACTACCTCGAGCAGATCGAAGAGGGGGAACACGTCCATGCCTGTGCAGGCGCGTCGATCATGATGACCAACGACTGCAGGCTCCCACGCAATCGCGACTACCCCAAGCTCCCCGGCAGCGCCAAGGTGTTCCGCAATCCCACGGAGTTCACGGCGCATCACGATACCCCTTTCCACCGTGCATTCATCGCGAGTGAGCGGAAGCGAGAGACCCCATGAACAAGAAGTGCATCATCATCGGCGGCGGGACCTTCAACCACGTCCGCAACCATCTGGCCTTGGCCGCGCCGGCTTTCGGCGAGACCGCTCGGCAGCTCGCGGCACTATGCCAGCGCAAGTTCGAAAACATGGACGTCGAGCTGGTCTTGACAAAGATGGCTGATCATCGAAGCGCCATCGTCACCAACGACGACCTCAGCGAGTACGTCGACGGACTCGTGGCGTCGAACCTGTCGAAGGTGGTGTTCTTCAACGCGGCCGTGACAGACTTCGAGGGTACCATCCTCGAGCGCGACGGGGCGCGTGGGAAGCACGGCTCGCGGCTTTCGTCTAGCGACTACTACTTGATGGATCTCGCCCCCTGCACTGACAAGATCGTCAGCAAGCTTCGCAAGACGCGCAAGGACATCTTCGTCGTCGCCTTCAAGACGACCTGCAACGCGTCCCCCGAGTTCCAGTACGGAACAGCCCTGGCGATGCTCAAGAAGAACTCCGTGAACCTCGTGCTGGCCAACGATGTCGTGACCCGCAAGAACTTCATCGTGACTCCGGAAGAAGGCGTCATTCACGGTACAAGAGAAGAGCTCCTCGTCAAGCTCGTCGACATGGCCTGGGCGCGCTCGCATCTGTCCTTCACGCGCTCGACGGTGGTCGAGGGCACGCCGGTGCCCTGGACGGACCCTCGAGTGCCCAGCAACCTTCGTACAGTCGTCAACCGCCTGGTGGAGCTCGGGGCCTACAAGGAGTTCAACGGGGCCACGACGGGGCACTTCGCAGCGAAGCTGGGTCCGAGCCACTTCCTCACTTCGATCCGCAAGACCAACTTCAAGAACATCGCCGAGAAGGGCATGGTCGAGGTGCGCACGCAGGGAGACGACGAGGTCATCGCCTTTGGGGCGCGGCCGTCGGTGGGTGGGCAGAGCCAGCGGGCGATCTTCAAGGCCTACGGGGACTGTGACTGCATCGTGCACTTCCACTGTCCGCTGCTGGACAAACCCCGCGACGATATTCGCGTCATGAGTCAGTGGGAGTACGAATGCGGCTCGCACGAGTGCGGCCACAACACGCGGGACGGGCTTCGTCCGTTCGGCAACCTCCACGCGGTGATGCTGGATACCCACGGGCCGAACATCGTGTTCTCTAAGGAGGTGAACCCCGCAGAGGTGCTGGAGTTCATCGAGGCCAACTTCGACTTGAGTAAGCCGACGAACGGGTTTACGGAGGTGTATCTGTGAAGATCACAAGTGAGAACGTCAACAACACGGTTACGTGCCCGCCGTATTTCAGCGGGCGCCCGGGGAGTCCAGACATCCGTATTCACGGAGATGTAGTGATTCTGGGGCGGACCTATGAGATCGCTGCAAGCATGTGGGACCGACTGTCCTACGTGACGGTCTGTCGCAGGTACCCCGATGGGCACTCCGCCCTGCTCAGCGCGAAGAGCTCTGTCCACCTCTTCCTCTGCGAGTGGTGCCGAGCTCGCGCCGCGGCTTGGGCGAAAACCTCTGAATACGCAGCGGCCCTTGTTCAAGCAGAAGCGAGAGCACTCGATGCGCGCGCGGCAGGAGACGAAAAGGCTGTCACTGCGTACTCAAAGCAGCTTACGGCTGCACGAAAGAAGCTCGCCGAGACTCGTCGAGAGCAGCAGGCGTTTCTGCGGAAGCACCCGGAGTACAGAGAGGTTGTTGATGATCATTCGAGTTGAGAGCGTCGACATGTGGGAGTACCGCGTCGCACGTAAAGTGCTGCTACGCCAGGAAGAGCACTGCGTTGAACAGACAGCACGCGCTGCGCGCCAACTACGTGCAGCCGAAGGGCGCCTCAACTTGGTACGCCGCTCTCTCGAGGCGCTAGACAAGAAACACCCCCAACCAACAGCGGAGATTCCGTTTTGACCGCAACACAAGAACTAGACATCGCCGCTTCCTGGGCCGTCAAGCAAGGCGTACTCGTCGAGTACCCCCAATGACTACCCGCCGCGTCACTCGAGAAGAGTGCACCATCACCGTCGAGGCCCTCGAGGAAGAGTACGCTCCCGAGTCCTCGGTGTATGCCTACGCTGACGGAGTCGTCGCCTCGTTTCGCGAGATGATCAACGAGTACGGTCTCTGGGGCTGGTGCAATGTCAAGGTCACCGTTACGTGGACCTACACTAACCCCTACGACATGCCGAGCACCCTCACAGGTGAGTGGTACCTCGGCGAGTGCTCCTACAAGTCCGAAGATGATTTTCGCGCATCCAGCGGTTACTTCGACGACATGGTCGACGACGCCCTCGACGACCTCAACGACCACATCCTCCACCTCCTCGCCAACGCATCCTGCATCGAGAAAGCCCTTTCTGAATGAGCAAGCCTGAGATGACCGAAGTCGCTGCCCCTTGGGAGCAGCTCGGCGTAACCACCCTGTCCATGGCGAGCGTGCCCCGCGCGCTCGACCTCCTCTACTCCATGGACAAGAAGATCACCCTCTGTCTCGTCGGGGACACGGGTGTCGGCAAGACCCCCATCGTGCACCAGTGGGTGAAGAGCAAGGAGAACGGGTTCATCTACGTGCTCAACTTCGGCCACATGACTCCCGAAGAGATCTCGATGAGCATGTTCAACGAGAACGCCACCTCCTACGGCTTCGTCCCGCCGGAGTGGTTCCTCGAGATCAACGAGAAGGCGAAGCACGGTCCCGTCGTGTTCTTCATGGACGAGTTCAACCGCGGCGATAAGCAACTGGTCAACGCGCTGTTCACGCTCTGCGATGAGCGCCGCATCCACAACCACTTCCTGCACCCGAACGTGTTGCTCGTCGCGGCCATGAACCCCAGCAACGGCAGCTACCTCGTGAACTCCGTCGAGCGCGACCACGCCATCCGCAAGCGCCTCAACTTCGTGTTCGTGATGCCCGACCTCGCGTCCTGGCTCCTCCACGCGCGCCAGGAAGAGTACTTCGAGGGGGTCATCGACTTCGTGAAGGCCATGCCTGCGACGTTCTACGACGCTGCCGCGCGTGACGCGGGCAAGGCCTTCCCCTGCCCCTCCAACTGGGAGAAGATCTCAAACCTCTGCAAGAGCGCGAAGAAGATGAACATGCTCACGGACAGTGAGACGCTGTCTCTCATCTCTGGGCAGATCGGACACGCGACCGCAGAGATCTTCATGGGCTACCTGCAGGACAGCAACACGGTCATCGCGGCCTCGGCGGTGCTCGAGGAGTACCACACCACTGGCCGCAAGCGCGTCGCGAAGCTCCTCGGGGCGGACATCGACCACAAGACCAACGTGATGACCTTCAACCGCAAGGACAGCACGCGTCCCGACGTGCTCGCCACCCTCAACGAGGGCATCGCGATGACGCTCTTCTCCGACAAGCCGGACATCACCGACATCGGCGAGAACCTCGCGCAGTACCTGTGCGACATCCCGAAGGAGTTCTTCCAGACGTTCCTCACAGGGAACGTGTCGAAGTATCTCAAACAGGGTGGGGGCAACATCGAGTACATGACCAAGCTCAACCGTAAGCTCAACACCTTCCCGCGCTTCGCACAGAAGACCAAGGAGATGCAGGAGGCGAACTCGGCCCTGTCGAAGGGCCTCTCGGCTACGCCTTGAGCTCGACGAGCTGACGGTCGCGCACCCGGCGTCTCTCATCGAGAAACACGTCGATAGCGGCTAGCCGCGCCAGCTGGACGCCTCCGGGGGTTTCAGGATACGGGACATCCCGTAGACTGTGCCCTCGGAGGTCCGCCCAGGCCTTCTGTACCTTGTCTTTTAGCCCACAGCACTCGGCGTGCCACTCCTTGTCGAGCGCCGGTTGGGCAAACGACAGCTCGTCGGGGGCCAGCACCATACCCTCTTCCCAGAGCTGGGCAGCACAGGTAGTGACCACCTCGCGGTCGAAGGGCTCGAGCTCGTGCTCAAAGAGCGCGCAGAGCTTTCGGCCCTCATCTACGCCCCACGCCAGGTGCATCGCCAAGGTCTCGTCGAGCTCGTCGATGTCCAACACCTCATTGCTGAAGGCTGCGCAGGTGCGGTCGAAGACAGGGCCGTCGTAAAAGAAGCGGCCGTGGACGAGGAGCCCGCGGCCCGCCATGAGCTGCTGGCGATTACCCAGCGGAATATCCACGCCCTGGTGCTTCAGCTCCTTCCAGATGCTCTCGGGCTCCCACAGGAGCCACGCGTCGCTTAGCACCTTCTCCGCAGCCTTACAGACCACGGAGGCGACGGTGTCGTCGTCCCCGAGCAGCCGTAGCGACCCGCTGCTCACGCGCCGAGCTGCCGTTCGAGGGTCATCTTGATGTCCTGCGGCAGCGTGGCGTAGACCTGCTGGAACTGCGCTGCATCGCCCGACGCAGCGATCTGCGCCATCTCCGGCAC